GATCTAACATGCTCAGAAACGCCCTTTCCATCTTACCCCCCGTTGAACGTCCAACAATTTCAGTCAGGTGGATCTACGGATCTCCCGGAGTGGGCAAGTCTCGTCTAGCACATGCGACTCTGCCAGAGGCGTATGTCAAAGATCCAAGAACGAAGTGGTGGAATGGATATATGTGTCAAGAATCTTGTATTATTGATGATTTCGGTCCTGGTGGTATAGATATTAATCATCTTCTTAGATGGTTTGATCGATACAAATGTTTAGTAGAAAATAAAGGAGGTATGGTTGCCTTGCACGCAACGACCTTCATTGTAACTAGTAATTTTCATCCGCGTGATATTTTCAAATTTGGGGATGAGATAAATCCCCAGCTTCCTGCTCTTGAACGCAGAATTGTAATTGAAGAAATGTTATGAATAAAGGATAAATTCTCTTATTCTTAAGAGGCGCCGATCAGGCGCCGGTGCAGCTGCGTAGGGTCCGCGGAGCGGGGGTTCACTGCGCTAGATGCTGAAAGCATCTTGTCCGAACCGAAGGTGAGCTATTGCGGGACGCGAAGCGGCCCTATAAATACCCCATGCGTTCATTGGTAATACTTCATTCACGCGATGGCTTTCAAAAGAAAGAGAGTTTTTGCTCCTAGGCGTAATGGTATGAAGAAGAGGAGGACTAATCGTTCTCGGTTTAAGAAGAAGAAGTTTACGGACTTTACTTCTTTGAATACAAAGGGTTCTACTTTGTCATATACAGCTAAAAAGACTTCTAGATCTGCTTACAGGAAACATTTATGGAATTCTACGTTGTTCAAACAACATTGGCGTTCTATTTCAGTTTCTGATAATAGTTTTAATACTCCTGCGAATAATACTACTGGTACTTTGGTTGGTACTAATATGTGGAAAAATGCGGGAACTACATTTTGGACTACTGCTGGTGGATTACAGCCAGCTGACCTTGCTGGTTCTGTACCTACATTTGTTGGTGATATTATTGTGAGAGGTGGACGTGCAGAGATCACTTTTCATAATTCTAGTACAACTAGTGATATTAGAGTAAGAATATTCGGAATAAGGACACAGACAGATCCATTGTTTTCAGCAGAACCTGTGGCTCCCCCTTATTCGTGGGATACGACTGTATCACCCGACTTTGGTTCTTTAATTGGAAAGACTTGGTTTACAAGAGACGTCGTTATTGAACAAGGGAATTCTTATACGTTTGTTCAAAGGATTAAGATGCAAAAGATTGACCAGAGTACTTATTTGTTAGAAGGACATAGTCCTTTGGTATATGCTCTGATTAGTAATGTTGGACACGCTACTCCAATATCTGTTGTAGTGACGCGTGGATATAATTTATCATTTAGTGGTGATGGTGTGTAATGTCAACTATGTAACGTGCAAAGCACAGTTAGCGCAGGCCAACGGGGTATAGTATTACCCCCGTTGCCCTGCGCCCCCCTTGTAATCTATAAGTATCAATAAAGTGTGTGTTCATTTCAATGCCTTCCAACCCCCAGTTCTTTCATTTCTGTTTTACGCTTAACAACTATGTCGAAGAGGAAGATGTGCCCCGCATCTCAGCTTTCTGCGAAGAAGAAGGTAAGTATTGGATCATCGGCCGAGAAGTCGGAGATTCCGGTACCCCTCACCTCCAGGGATACGTCTCGCTTCGAAAGCGGCGTACTTTCATTTATGTTCGGGATAAGCTCTCAAACAGGTGCCATATTGAGAGCTCAAGAGGTACTGCTCGACAGAATCGAGAGTATTGCTCAAAAGGTGGAAACTTTATCGAAGGAGGTTCAATCAATGAAGGTAGAATCTGTAAGGACCGAGATGAGGCAGCAAGATCGTTCATGGCTGCCGTGCGACGAGGAGATCAGGGCTTGGTTGAGTTCGCCGATTCAGAGCCCCATACGTGGATCCGTCATGGATCTAACATGCTCAGAAACGCCCTTTCCATCTTACCCCCCGTTGAACGTCCAACAATTTCAGTCAGGTGGATCTACGGATCTCCCGGAGTGGGCAAGTCTCGTCTAGCACATGCGACTCT